GCAAGAGCAAGACAAGCAGCGGATCATCGCTGAGTTTGTTGACAAGGAGCGCGTGAAGTTATCTGAAGTTCTTCCGCAGTGGAGAGACGAGAAAGTTGCGAAGGCGGAAAAGGCGAAGGTCGCTGATTACGCCAAGAAGATCGGTTTCAACGATCAGGAGATCGCACAGTTTTTCGATCATCGAGCGGTTAGCACACTGTATAAGGCGATGAAGTATGACGAACTTCAAACTGGCAAACCAAAGGCGAAACGTCAGTCGACGCCTACTGCGAAAGCGGGTACGGCGACAGCAACGCCGAAGGGTAGAGATGCATTCCGTCAATCGACACAACGACTCGCAAAGTCAGGATCAGTTCGCGACGCGGCTGATGCTTTAAAACATTTGCTAAAGTAAGGAATCTTAATCATGGCAACTTATTTCACTTATTCCTCTGAAGGAATTAACGAAGACTTGGCGCAGGTGATCTACTCGATCTCGCCAGAAGAAACTCCACTGATGAGCAACGCAGGCCGTAAGTCTGTCTCTAACACTCTATTCGAGTGGCAGGAGGACCAACTTTCGGCGGCTGGCGATTCAGCCATCATCGAGGGGGGTTCAGCAACTTCAACTCAGGTAGCTCCTAAGCGTATGCAGAACTACGCTCAGTTGAACGCCAAGCGCGTGACCATTTCTGGCACGTTGGAAGCGGTCGATCTTGCAGGGCGGAATTCTGAACTCCAGTATGAATTGGCAAAGAAGGCCTCCGAGCTAAAGAGGGACATGGAATTTGCGTTGACGCAAAACCAGATCGCAGTAGCAGGAGACGCTTCAACTGCGCGTAAGACAGCTGGTCTCGAGTCTTGGCTCCGCACAAACACCAATCGTGGTACTGGTACGACGACTGATGGTGCTGATCCAGAGCTTTCGGCGACAACTTCTGGTTTCCCAGATACAGCGCCTGTCGACTCAGACACAACTCGCGCGTTCACTGAAGTGATGCTGAAGGACGTCGTTCAATCCGTCTGGACCGAAGGGGGGGACCCCTCAATCTTGATGGTTGGCGCAGCGCAGAAGCAGGTTGTTTCTGGATTCGCGGGTATCGCAGAACAGCGTTACATGGCTCCATCTGAAGGACCAACTACAATCATCGGTGCAGCTGATATCTATCAGTCAGACTTCGGTGCAATGTCGATTGTTCCTAACCGTTTTCAGCGTAACCGTTCAGCATTTGTTGTTGATCCAGAGTACGTTGAAGTTGGATACCTCCGTGACTTCGAGATCCAAGAACTGGCGAAGACAGGCGATGCTGAAGATCGTCAAATCGTTGTTGAGTTTGGACTCCAAGTCTCAAACGAAAAAGCACACGGTATCATTGCCGACTTGTCTTAATTGACAAAACCGAGAGGGGGCTTCGGCCCCTTCTTTTTATCTAAGGGTGTTGCATGGGAAACAAAAAGGTACTGAGCCACGACGCGCAGACAGGAATTACAAAGTATTGGGTCGATAATGGTGACGGAACGTTTACAATCGAGACCGATCAAGACTTCAAAGAAATTATTCAGAACAATCGAAACTTAACGAAAGAAACGGATAAGCACACTAAGTGGGGCGAATGGTCGCGTGTCGCGTCTATCCCGTTGACGGTGTATTACGATCTAAAACAGAAGGGAATACTGGACGACGAGAAGGCGCTGAAGAAGTGGCTGAATGATCCAGAGAATAAATATTTCAGAACACGCGAGGGGAAAGTATGAAGATTGTTGTCGGAGTCCCATGCCGGGACGAAGTACATACAACATTCTCTTATGATTTAGCGATGGCAATATCGACGCATCAACGGAATCATCCAGAGGACGAGATTGTGCTGTCGATGAAGCGCGGGACGTTGATCGCCGACCAGCGGCACGAACTGGCAAAGAAAGCGATTCTTGAAGAAGCGGATTATCTGTTGATGTTGGATTCGGACATGCGTTTCCCCCATGACATCATCGAGCAAATGGTTTCTCGCGATAAAGAGATACTCGCTGCGTGTTCCTCGACGCGTAAGTTTCCTGCAAAGACCAATGCGTTCCGGTCCATCCGCCCGTCGCTTCACCTGTGGATTGATAAAGACTCCACTGGGTTACATGAAGTCGCAGCGGTAGGAACTGCGATCATGCTGATTAAGACCGAAGTGTTTTTCCGCATGGACCTGCCGTTCTTTGAGATCGTTTGGGATGACTACTTCCAACATTTTATGGGGGAAGATGTATACTTTTGTGCAAAGGCGCGTCAGGCCGGTTACCAAGTGTGGGTCGATCAAGACTTGTCGCACAGTATTCGACACACGGGTTCCTATGAGTTTAGTCACGAAGATGCGATCATTAACAAGGACGACGACGAAGAGGTCGTCAAAGAGTTTATCGAATTGAGGAAGAAACTAGATGAGCGTGACGAATTACGGCGAACTGAAGTCAACGATAGCTGACTTTCTAAACCGATCGGATTTGACGTCAGTCATCCCGACATTTATCGACTTCGCCGAGGCGGAGTTCAATCGTAACTTGCGCGTCCGCCAGATGGTGTTGCGCGCCGAAGCGCAGATCGACGCACGCTTCTCAGCGGTTCCAGCTGACTTCATTGAAGCGAAAGATTTAGTGATCGTGACCACGAATCCCGTCCAGCCGCTTGAGTTCATTACGCAGCAAGAAATGGCGCAAGAGCGAAACACGACTTACACGGCTGCATCGACACCGAGGTACTTTTCAGTGGTTGGCGGTCAGTTCGAGTTTGTGCCGACACCGGATCAACAGTATTCGTTGGAGATGTCGTACTTCGCGAAGATTCCTGCGTTGTCAGCTGACACGGACACCAACTGGTTATTGACAGACTATCCAGACATTTACCTGTATACTTCACTTATGCATTCCGCGCCTTATCTGAAAGATGACGAGCGGATTGGAGTTTGGTCGCAACTGGCGGCTAAAGCGCGCGAGGAATTGATTGCGCGAGATGCCAGTTCGTCATTTAATGGGTCAACACCACGGATCAAAATTAGGAGCTTCGGATAATGGCCGGTTTTTCAAACTATCTCGAAACAGAGATTCTGGATCACGTTTTTGGCGGCAATGCGTATACAGCGCCAGCAACTTTGTACCTAGCGCTGCACACAGCTGATCCAGCTGAAGATGGTTCAGGAACTGAAGTATCAACTTCAGGTACTGCATATGCGCGTCAAACTGTGGCATTCACGGTTTCAGGCGATACAGCAACGACAAGCGCAGCAGTTGAATACTCAACAGCGACAGCAAACTTCGGAACTGTGTCTCACGTTGCAGTATGGGATGCATCGACAGCAGGCAACATGCTCGCATTTGCGGCATTGACGAGTTCAAAGACAATCGAGACAGGCGACGTGTTCCGCGTACCAGCCGGTGATCTCGATATCACACTGGACTAATTAAATGCCTAGCAGTCGTATTGGATACGGCTACGGCCCATACAGTGATGCCGATTTTGGTACTGAAGGAGTTATTCAGACCGGATCGGCTTCCGTCGTTGTAACATCCAGTGTTACAGCGAATGGCGGTATTCGTAAGGACGGATCAGCATCTGACTCAATCGTAACGTCGTCGATCACTGCATCTGCCACGCGAGTACGAGAGTCTGGAGCGCTAGTCAGTTCAACGGCAACCAATGCGTCGAGCGGCGAAGAGTTTGTTCTCAAGATCATTAGCGAATACGACTACGGTGATGGCGCATATGGTTATGGGTCGTATGGACAGGGACCGCTAGATACAACGGCAACTGCTTCGGCGTCAGTGACGTCAGCCGCAACCAAAGTATTCCAAGGTTCGGCGACAGCAAATGCTTCAGCGTCAGCAACGTCTTCTGCGCTCACAGTGGTCGATGGAGTTGCGACAGTATCTGCAAGCAGCACGAATACGGCTGATGGTGTTGCGACTGCTGGCGGATCGGGTACAGTTAACGTGTCGGCGACATTTACATGTACAGCGTCTGCGACATTTATTGCAGCAGGCATCACGGCATCGGAATCATCGTTTGCTGCTGTTGCTCGCGAAAAATGGGAGCCAATACCAATAGCTCCTGAAACTTGGGTTAGAATAGCCTCATAGATTAACTTGGACGAAGGTGGCTTAAATGGCTGATACTACAACCACTACTTATGGATTGACGAAGCCAGAGGTCGGCGCGTCGACAGATACTTGGGGAACCAAGATCAACAACAATTTGGATTCGTTGGACGATCTTCTCGATGGAACAACTGCGATTGCTCCGAATCTGACAGAGGGTTCTTGGGAGATCGGCGGGACTGCTGTTACATCAACAGCGGCAGAACTGAACAAGCTAGATGGGTTTGGTGATATCGGGTTCCGCGAGATTCCTGCTGTCGGAACTAAGACATCTTCTTACACATTGGCAACAGGCGATGTTGGTAAGTATGTACAAGTCGGTTCTGGCGGATCAATCACAATCCCAGACGCTACCTTCTCAGAAGGTGATGCGATTGTGCTGTTCAACAACACAACTGGCGATATCACTGTCACATGCTCAATCACAACTGCTTACATTAGCGGAACAGATTCAGATGTTGCTTCTGTCACTTTGGCGACAAGGGGTGTTTGTAACATCTTGTTTATTAGCGGCACAGTAGCAGTTCTAACAGGGAACGTATCGTAATGAGCGGAATACTTCTTGGTTTCGTAGGAGGTAATTATGGACCTCCTCCAGTCGAAGCATCTGGTGGCGATGAAACACAGACTATCGGTGACTACAAATACCATGTGTTCACATCATCAGGAACTTTCACCGTTACAGGCGGAGGAACTATTGAAGTAACTTCAGCAGGCGGTGGAGGTGGCGGAGGCGCCAACGGTGGCGGTGGTGGCGGCGGCGGGGAGCTTGACGTATTGTCGTCAGTCGAAGTTGCGGCAGGAACTTACTCAATCACTATTGGCGCAGGAGGCGCAGGAAGGCGACACGATGAAGGTATAGCCGCATCTAATGGAGGAACCAGTAGTTTTGCAGTAAGCGTCACCTCATTAGGTGGAGGACGTGGTGGATCTGGAGAACAATCAGGTGCAACTGGAGGTTCTGGCGGAGGCGGAGGCCAATACCTTGGAGGCGGTGGAGCTAGTGGTTCCAATACGTTTGCCGGCGGTAGCGGACAATTCCAGTTTACAGGCGGTGGCGGTGGAGCTACTGAAGCAGGGAGTAATGCGGTTTCATTTCAAAACGGCGATGGAGGAGAGGGTTATACACTAACTGATATTGACTCCAACCTTACTTCTGCAAATTTCACATCGTTGTCAAGCATGACAGTTATTTGTTCTGGCGGAGGCGGAGGCAACTATGATGGAGCCGCTGGCACTGCAGGCACAGGAGGCGGAAATGGTCGCAGTGGACACAGGCCGGGAGCCGCATACAATGCAGTATCTTATGGCTCTGGCGGCGGCGGCGGAGCAAATGAAGATGATGGCGGGTCAGGAAAGTCTGGTGTTGTAATTATTCGGTATGCGGCATAGGGATAGAAAATGGCTTATTTCGCACAAATAGATGCAAACAATACAGTAACAAATGTGATTGTTGTTAAAGATTCAGACTGTCTTGATAGTGATGGCAATCATTCAGAGACCGTAGGCGTAAACTTTTGCAAGTCTTTGTTTGGCAGTCAGACAGAATGGAAGCAAACATCACGGGATGGATCAATTAGGAATCAGCAAGCAGACATCGGCGACACTTATGATGCTACTAACGACTGGTTTGTTTCTCCTCAACCTTATCCATCATGGACTTTAGATCAGTCAGGTCTTTGGGAGCCGCCTGTTTCACGTCCATCTTCTGACGGTACAAATTGGTTTTTATGGAACGAAGACACCCTATCTTGGGATGAGTATAGCTAAGGCACTCTGATGGAAATGATGGTTTGGAACATTGTTCTAACAGCTGCGCTCGGTCTTGTGACTTGGTTTGCGAAAACCATGTGGGCCGAGCAACAGCGTCTTTCGATCTTACTGAATCGCACACGCGAGGAAGTCGCGAAAGAGTATGTGACCAAGGCTGAAGTTCACACCGACATCAACCGCGTTCTCGATCGGCTCGAAGCGCTAGACACTAAACTAGACAGGTTTCTCGAAAATCGCGCGGTAGGGATGTGACATGTCACAGTCACTCCCTCCACAACCGACCGGCTCACTGTGGACCGATTGGGCGATTCGCCTAAACACCTATCTCAATCGCATCAGAACGCAGCTGCAACATAAATCGGGGAATGAATCCGCCGAAGTTGATGGTGTGTTTTTGTACGACCCAACAATCGATCAGGTTGTAGTTTCGGTTAATGGCGTGTTTCGACCACTCGGTTTTGGGTCCAATGCGCTAGGCTCTTACGGTGCGTTCTACACGAATACCGCGCACGCTGCCCTCACTGTTGATACTGCAACTGCAATTACTTGGGAGGGAACTGGGTACTCGCAAGACGTTGCAGTGGACGGCGTGACAACGAGCCGCATCAACTTCACAAACGCCGGTACTTATGCCATCGACTTTTCTGCTGAACTGCATTCGGAGAGTGCAAACGCAAAAAAGATATGGATGTGGCCGCGCATCAATGGGACCGACGTCCCTAACTCAACCATTGTCACGACTCTTACATCAAACGACGACAGAATCGTTGTGAGTCGTGCTGGAATGTTCACTGTTTCAGCGGGGGATTACCTAGAAGCAATGTTCGCAGTCGATGATCTTGATCTCGACATACATGGAACCACAGCCACAGCATTCGCACCGGCTTCTCCATCTGCGACCATCTCTATATTCGGAGTCGCTTAGATGATCTTTGAAGCAATAGCCGTTGGTAAAGTAGCGTTAGAGGCGCTGCAAACGGTGAAGGGTTTATTAGAGGAAGGCAAAGGGATTGCAGAAGCAGGACGAGATCTTGGCAAGTTCTTCGACGCAAAAGAAAAGATTGAAGACCGAATCAAGCAAGGTAAGGCTGATGATGAAGAGTTCTGGGAACTAGAAAAAATAAGAGCAGCTGAAAAACAATTTTTCGAGCAAATGGATTGGTACGGGCGCGCTGGACTCAAAGATGATTACCTTCGTTGGCAAAAAACACGCAAAGAACTGAGAGAAAAGGCTCAGAAGCGTGAAGAAGCTAAGAGATTGGCTAAGAGAAAAGCCATCAAGAATGCACTCACTTATGGTGCTGTTGGCATTTTTACTCTCGGTATTGTGGGCGGGGCCGTGGCCCTACTACTGTTTCTTATTAGTCACAGAGGTCGTTAAGTGACGATCTGGATTTTGTTCATTATTTTGCTTGATGCGAAGCAGTACTACGTTCAGCCGAATAGCTTCTACTCAACGATGGATAAGTGTTTTGAAGCGAGAGAAGTGTTCATGGCGACAGCGCCTCAACCTAAGATCAACTACGACGCAATTTGCATCCAAACGGATAAACTCCAGTTGAAATGAACGTCGTTAAAAATATGGTTCACATCTGGGTCGGTCATAAAAAGCCGCCGGTCAAATGGATGGAAACGTGGGCCGAGAAGCATCCTGATTGGACATATCGCGTTTTAACTGACGAAGAATACAAAGATACTGAATGGGTTCTAAAAGAACACATGGATAAGTATTACCGGCGTCAGCATTATTGCGGTGTCGCCGACATGATCCGATATGAAGTCTTGTTGTCTGAAGGCGGATTTCTCCCCCCGGCGGACTCTGTATGCTTGCACCCGATCGACGAATTACTTATCGAGCCATCGCATTTTTGCTATACCGTTTACGAAAACGAAACACTTCGTCCGGGTTTCGTGTCCCCCATACAGGCAGCGAACGCTGGCAATTCTTTCGTGAAAAGAATTATCAAAGCGATCAGCGAGAAAGACCCAGACGTCATGTGCAAAAACGCAGCATTCATGGAAACCGGAAACATGTTCTTAGGGGAGATATTGAAGGGTCAAGACTTGAACGACTTGGGGGTAAAAGTCTGGCCGTCTCACTACTTAATCCCGCAACACTTCAGGGCAAAGCACCGATATAATGGGCCAGACACTGTTTATGCAGAACAGATGTGGGGATCGACGAAAGGACTGTACAAGGAAGCGTGATGACTGAATTTGAAAAAACTGATTTGAATGGTGATGGCGTTATTGACCAGACTGAGTGGGATCGCATGAAGTTAGAAGCCGAGCGCGAACGTCTCGCTGACGAAAACAACGACCGAGATGCGAAGCGAAACATGTGCTACGTCTGTCTCGCAGGGATGCTGTTATATCCAGCGGCGGTGGTCATTACTGAAGCTTTAAAACTACCAGCTGCAAGTCAGCTGCTATCGTCAATGGCGAACATCTACTATCCATCAGTGAGTTTGGTCGTCGGCAGCTACTTCGGTTTTTCAGCAATGTCGAACAAGGCTAAGGGGTAAATTATGTTGCAGGCTTTAATTGGGCCAGTCACCGGAATACTTGATAAATTCGTCGAAGATAAGGACGCTAAAAATGCGATGGCGCACGAGATTGCGACAATGGCAGAAAAAGCAGCGCATGAGGCGCAGATGGCTCAGGCTCAAGCTAATACGGAGCAAGCGAAGCATCCTAGTCTTTTTGTCGCAGGAGCCAGACCAGCTATTATGTGGATATGCGCGGCAGCTATGGCATATCATTTCGTACTCCAACCTTTTCTTGTATTTGGCGTATTGGTGGCAGGCATCGAAATTCCGGCTTTACCTGAACTGGATATGGCATCGCTTATGCCGGTTCTTTTAGGAATTTTAGGGCTAGGCGGAATGCGTAGCTATGAAAAGGTAAAAAACGTAGCGCGAGAAAATCTTAAAAAGTAAGGATTAATTATGTACGAACTATCAAAACGCTCACTCGAAAAGCTGGAAGGCGTGGACATTGATTTGGTCACAGTTGTTTGCGACGCGATCAAACTGACAACGATTGATTTCGGCGTGGTTCAGGGTTTGCGAACAATCGAAGAGCAAAAGGAATTAGTCGCCAAAGGCGCTTCTCAGACAATGAAGTCAAAGCATCTCGACGGTAAAGCCGTTGACTTGATGGCCTATGTTAATGGCAAAGGATGTTGGGAGCTAAACGTCTACGACGAACTGGCGGAAGCGATGGCTGAAGCAGCTGTCGAAAACAATGTCGGCATCCGTTGGGGTGGCGCGTGGTCGGTTCCAGATATTCGCGAGTGGAACGGAACGATGGAAGACGCCATGCAGTCATACATTGACCTACGGCGCAGCCAAGGGAAGCGACCGTTTATCGACGCTCCCCACTTCGAGTTAATTAAGTAAGTGAGGCGAGTCGATGGAAAGGATGCCAGAGACTCGCAAGCAAGCGCTCGATATGGGCGTAACTTACTACTACACGGGGAAGCCATGCATTCGCGGTCATTACGCTCCCCGTTTTACCTCCAACAAAGCCTGTAAGATATGCGCCGATCGACGCAACATCGAAAGAACCCGACATGGATTCTGGAAGAATTTCGGAGACGAAGAGTACAGAGAGAAAAAGCGCCAATACGCGATAGCGTATTACCGGCAGAACAAGCAAAAGTGGAAGCGGAGAAGTCTTCTACGACGTCGACTCATTAAGAAATCGACCATTATGTCGCCAGAGAAAGAACGGCTGGCAAAACTGTTGTATTTAGAGGCGCAGCGACTCACACTAGAAACTGGTATAGAATATGTGGTAGACCACATCGTGCCGTTAAAACATCGGCTGGTTTGCGGGCTGCACACTTACGCGAATTTGCAGTGCATTACAGCAGAACAGAACCGCGTGAAGGGTAATACTTTTTATATTGAGGACGATTGATGCCATTAGTACCACTTGATATCCCGGCAGGCGTCTACCGTAACGGGACAGAATACGAAGCCAGAGGCCGATGGTACGATACAAACTTGGTGCGCTGGCGTGAAGGCCGGTTGGAGCCAGTTGGCGGATGGCAGAAATGGGACGAGTCAGCGTTTGATGGCGCAGCACGCGCGATCCTGACTTGGCGCGCAAACGATTCCGCAAAGTATCTTGCAGTCGGCACGCACACGAAGTTGTACGGATCGATCGGCGGCACGTTTTACGACATCACCCCAGCCAGTTTTGCGACAGGCAGAGAACATTCCGCTCGCGGTAATGGTTACGGCATGTCCACTTACGGATCACTGGACTACGGTGAAGCACGCGCATCCGACCTTCTGATTAACGCGACCACTTGGTCGTTAGACAACTGGGGCGAATATTTGGTCGCCTGTTCGTCAGCTGATGGGAAGATTTACGAATGGCAGCTGAGTCCAGCGACGCAGGCAGCTGTTTTGAGTAATGCGCCAGACGATAATGTTGCGATCGTTGTGACGAACGAACGGTATCTGGTTGCGCTCGGCGCGGACGGTAATAAACGCAAGGTGCAGTGGTCAGATCAAGAGAACAACAACACTTGGACACCGGCTGCGACAAACACAGCGGGATCGCTTGAGATCGAAACAGCTGGTCAGATTCGTTGTGCGCGACGCGTTGGTAACGACATCCTGATTTGGACAGACGTTGACGTCCACTTGATGCGTTACGTTGGTCCTCCGTTCGTTTATGGAATCGAGCGCGTGGCGTCAGGCGCTGGTATCGTTGGACCGAAAGCAGTCACGATCGCCGGTAACACAGCTGTCTGGTTAAGCGAGTCAGGCTTCTGGCAGTACGATGGAAGTATCAAACCGTTGCAGTGCGATGCGTTGCTCGACGTCACCGATGGCATCAACCGCGTGCAGCAGGGTAAAACCTATGCCGGTCACAATTCAGAGTTCGGTGAGTTCTGGTTCTTCTACCCATCGTCTGACACTGACGACTTTACCGGCGAGAACGACAAGTACATCGTGTATAACTATCGGTTAAACCACTGGGCGGTTGGATCGCTTGCGCGAACTGCGTGGGCCGACCAAGGCGCATTTGAGCATCCGTTTGCGATCGACCCGGATAGCTACATTTATGAGCATGAAATCGGATGGACGAATGATGGAGCGACGCGTGTCGGCTCTGTGTATGCCGAGAGCGGCCCAGTTGAACTGGGTCAGGGCGATCGCTTTGCAGTCATTGATCGGATCATTACGGATGAATACGACACGTTGTCTTCAGTGAAGGCGACGATCGGGATACGGAATACGCCTCAACAAGCAGAATCCACTCAAGAGTACACATTCGATCAGACGGATGGGTACATTGATGTACGATTGAACGCACGACAGGTGCAGTTAAAACTTGAAGCGATACGCGATGATGGCTTTAAGTTTGGTACACTACGAATGAATTTGAAGTCGGGGAGCCGACGGTAAGGGACGGATATGGCAATACTAGACGCAGAAACCAAGTTCGCGACTCAAAAGCGTATTGAAGAGATTTACGCGACCGCGCCTGATGAAGAGGCGGCGAAGTTACAGATCGCGCGAGAAGCAGCAGAGGCTTTCGGTGCAGACGCAGCAGATGCGCTGTCGCAGGCAACTGAGTCAGCATTTACTCCAGCAGAAATCACGTCAATGACGTCCGAGGCTGGCTTTGATCTGCCGATGTATTCCGATCCAACGCTGGATGTTCAATATCAATACGACCCTGATGCAAGTCTTGGTGCGAACATTGAAAATTTACAAAGAGAGATTACTCGGCTGTCAGGCGAACTTGCGTCACGTCCTTACGAAGAGTACGGCGGGGAGCGTGTTGTTGACTTTACAGCAGAAGAACAAGCGGCGCGCGACGAATTACTTCGCCTCGCAAACTTAGGCGTCGGATTCCCAGATGTTAATTTAGCCGCTGAGATCGCAAGACAAATTGGCGCATATGAAGCGCCACTGTTACGCGATGTTGATTTGGACCCCTACCGTTCTCAGTTTCAAGAAGGCGTCACCGACATTGCGCTTCGTAAGTTAGACGAGCAGCGCAAGATGCGTCAGCAGGGTGTCTCTGAACAAGCCATACGCGCAGGCGCTTTTGGCGGAGCGCGCCAAGGTATTGTCGAATCTGAACTGGAAAAGGCATATGCACAGCAGGCTGCTGATGTGGCGGCTCAGGGCGCATTAGCCGGTGAGCAATACGCACAACGTGGAGCGCTTGCTGACTTGGCGGCGCAGAGGGCGGAACCCGGTATTCAGTTGCAAGGCGCAGCGGCAATGTCGGGTTATGCAGATCAGTTGCGTCGGATGGGATACTCTGATGCTGAGATCGCTCGCCAGCTTGGAACCGAAGAGCGCGCTTTACTACAAGCGGGAGCGGATATCGGTTACGAAGATTTCTTAAGGTCACAAGCTTTCCCATCGCAACAGTTAAGTTACTTAATGGCTCCACTAACGATGCAGCTGCCTGAACAAATCGACGAGCCAAGTTTCCTTCAAAACTTGTTAGGCGGAATCGGGTACGGCGCAGAATTGTTCGGGGCATTGGGCCGAGGCGGGATCATCGGCGGTTCTGGTTCTAACGCGATATTTAAGTTCTAGGAGCGAGCATGGCGATCGTAAAACCAACACCATTTCAAAAAATGCTGGGCCAGACTCCTTATATAACCGGAGTTGAGACTGTTAGAGGCGTTACTGGGCCAACGATGGCGCAAATGATTGGCGGAGTTCCGGTTCAACAGAGTCTTGCGCCATCGTCCGCAACTGCGTATGGGCTGCTGACAGGCGATACTCCTGATATTGAGATCAAGACCGCACCGGCTGCCAACTTACTTGATATTCCCGACTACTCGGCGCGCGTTAATGACGCCCGTCGCCAAGGCGGATTGGCGCAATTAAGTGGAATGCTGATGGGACTCGCGCAACCAGTTCGACGCGGTGAGTCTCGACTGTTGAAGTCAGTTGCGCTTGGGCGCCAGATGGGTCAGCAGGCAGAAGCGCAGGCGCAACAGCAACTGTCGACAGAAGTGGCGATGGATAAGTACAAGCGCGCAGCCGAAAAAGCAGCGCGTCAGAAGCAGGCGTTTGAAAATGTGTTCGGAGGAGCGCAAGCGAGTCCAGTTGGTATGGACTACCAGCAGTCGTTTGATTACCAAAAGCTACCAGCTGAACAACGTGGATACTACGATCAGTCGGTCAAATACAAAGAGCTAGGCGACGCGTACTCCGCAAGCGGGGACATGGACCTCGCGAAAGATGCCTACGCGCAGGCGGAAGCATTACAAGGACAAGCGTTTTCTGGGTTCTTAACACCTGAAGCGCGCGCTAAAGAGCAGCGATCAGAGCGAGAGGTGTGGAGAAAGACGGAATTGGCTCCACGTCAGGCGGTAGTCGAAAACTACAACCAGATGGCTAAACTTGCAGCGCAAGGCGGCGGACTTGCTGACTACGCTCAGTTAATCAAGTTTATTAAGAGTCTTGATCCGACCTCTGTTGTCAGAGAGGGCGAAGTGACGATGGCGAACTCATTCCAATCACTGAAAGATCGGTTCTTAAACTTAGCCGAGAAAGCGAAAACTGGTGGATTTGAAGAGCAGTTCAGAGAGCAAATGGTTTCGATCGCAAGAGACATGGCCGAGATAGCGAAGGAAGATTATGACCTTGCTGCGACTCGCAGAAGGGCGCTTTACGAAGAAGATCGTCTGAACCCAGATCAAATTATTGTTGAAATGACTCCGTTGGCTCAGATGCCAACAAGTTTTTCATCAAGCGCTCCGTTAAATGAAGTTCTGAAAAATTTGGAGAACCAGTAAATGGCAACTAGAGAAGAAGGGCGTTCTGCGCTCGATCGTCTTGAACGGGTTTTTGAGCAGTTTGAGAAAAACAAAGGGAATCAAAACGCCAGACGTGAATTGTTGCAGATATCCAACTTGTCTCCCGAAACTTTTGAGGCGGCTTATTTAGCATGGAAGGACGGGCGCTCGATTGAAGACTACGGAGTTGCAGACGCCATTCTCCAAGGCGTGACGTTTGGTTTCGGTGATGAAATCAAAGCATGGTTTCAAACGATGGGCGAAGACGATGATGCATACACGCAACGTCTAGGCGAGATACGCGCTGCGAAGCAAGTGTTTGAAACCGAGAGTCCGATGACTGCGTTAGCCAGTGAGATGGCTGGCGGTGTGGCGACCCTCGCTACCCCTATGGGTATACCATTAAAAGTAGCTGGTGCGATCGGTAAGGCTGCGTTACCCGCATTACGTCCAGCGGCTCAAGCGGCTCAAGCACCAACATTTGCAGGACAAGCGATGCGGTCAGGCGTCGCAGGCGCAACTGAAGGGTTCGTTGGCGGCGTTGGACGTGGTGAAGGCGAGTTTGCCGAAAGGTCGCGTGGCGCTGTTATGGATACATTATTAGGCGGAGCAGGCGGAGCCGGGATACCAGCGCTTACGGGAGTAGGGTCGACGCTTTATCGGAACATTGGTCGCTCTCCAGAAGATTTGGTCGCGCAACAGATCGCATCAACAATGGGTACGCGTGGCATTCCTGAAGTAAAGCGCCGTGTGACTCAACGCGCAGCTGAAGGCGAAGTTCGTCCTGAGATGATCGCTGATATTGCAGGCGAAGCAGCACAACGCAAAGTTCGTGGCGCTCGCGTCGCAGTTCCTGAGTTCGGACAAGAGTTGGCTGAGACTTTAGCAGAGCGCCAAATGGGAGCTAGAGGTCGCGTATTAAGCGATGTGGAAGAGGCGATCGGCGTTAAGTTTGATGAAACGCTTGATCCAGAACAGATTGCAAGCGCTCAAGCGGCACGCGCAAAAGTTGATTACGACGCGTTACGCGCTGAGTACAAATCAGTCCCGATCAAAGACCTTGAAGGATTGATGCGCGCCCCAGCTGTTCGCGACAACTTCCAAGAAACGATCGACGAAATGATGAACCGCCAAGCAATGGGCGAATTGTCGTTAGAAGATATCCGCAACATGCCACGAAATTACGATGCGTTTATGGAGTTGTTCAAGAGCAATCGCGTCGAAGCGCCATTCGCCTTCCTTGAAACGCTCACGCGCAAGATCGGTGACGACATTAGCGCGGCAAAGCGTGCAGGCAAAGGATCACGCGCTTCATCACTAGTTGAGTTTAAGGATCGTCTGACAGGCGCGATTGACGCAAAGGCGACAGGAAACATCGAGAAGGGCGTCCCATCGTATGCGGATGCGCGACGCAAGTTTGCTGATTCATCTGTCGTATTAGACGCGTTTGAGAAAGGTCAGAAGTTCACCAGCATGACGCCTGCACAGGTGCAGCGTTTTATGGCGGACGCAACTGAATCTCAGAAAGAAGCATTCTTGCAGGCGTCGTATCAGAACTTGTCAGATACGTTCAGACGTGAAGGGACGAATGTCGCTGATCGAGTTGCGCGTGATGTTCGACTGAAAGGACAAATCGCTGCGCTTGCAGGCGGAGAGGGTTCGGACGCGTATCGCAAGTTGCTTGATTCACTGAAGCGCGAACAAGAAATGTTCCGTTCGTCTGGCGTCATGGCGGGTGGATCGGTGACAGCTGACAAACTTGTCGATGTCGAAGACTTCGAGAACTTGAGTCAATTTGCGAGGAATGTTGAGCAATTTGGAATGATCGGCGGGCCAGCGCGTTCAGCGTATGAGGCCGCTCTTCAGCCACTTCGTGCAACTGACATCAACTTGCGTGCGGCACGCGCGATGACGGAGACTGATCCACTGAGACAGTTGCAAACGATGTCGCGTGTTCAAGAAGCGCTTCCATCGCAGAGAATGCGTGAAGGTTTAATCACTGGCTCTGGTCGAGCGGGCCGAGCGGTGGGCATGGGTGCAGGCATCCAACAACGGCAGCCTGAAGTAATACTTTATACGACGCCACAGGCGCGAGCTTTAGGACTTCTTGACTGATGGGATGGTTTAGCGGAGACGACGATTATTCAGATTACGCAGCTGATGCAGCGGCGCGTGAAGCAGAAGGCGGTCCATCTGGACGCTATGACTTAGGCCGATTTGAGGGAACGAAGACGGATATCCCTCAAGACGTTCAGGCGAGATTGGTTGAGATTGATCCGATGAACGAGATCGAAGCGCTTGCTGGCGCTTTCAATCCGATACCGTTTACGGTTCCAAGTATGTCGACTTATGTTGACCCACGAACTTTGGACAAGTATTCGTATACCGGATTGGATGTTGGCGCGTTTGGCTTGAAAGGCGGGAACATTTACAGCGCGTTGACGCCTTTTGGTCAGGAAGCCAATCTAGCAGGCGGAGAAAGCCAAAGCGCTCCCGGATTGATGTCGGCTGTCGGCGCAGAACCAGCGCAAGCATTCGGGCAGTTTGCGTCCAGACGTCAGCAGCCTACAACCGGGAAGACGATGAAAGATATTCTTTCGGACATCAAAATTCCGAAGCCAACTGTTTCACAAAAACTCGGGTTGAGTCCGTTTGTCGGGATGCCGAGAGTTTTCTAGTTCCCTCATCGTACACCCCCTGTACGACTTTACGCCCTCTTCGGAGGGCATTTTTTTTCGTATAAGTGTTGCAAACGGTACAAGGGTCGATTAGTATCAAGACTTAATCATTGACTATTGGAGTCTAAATTATGTCTAAGTTGTATGAAGAAGCTTGTTCACGTTGCGGTGGCGCAGGCGTTTGGATGACCGGCGAAATCACTTTTCGCGTTAATGGGCATGAAGATCGCCATTGCTTCAAGTGCTTAGGTACAGGCAAGGAATATTTCAAAACATCTCCAGAGCAACGCGAGAAGAACCGCGAGGCGGCTCGCGTTCGTCGCGAAGCAAAGCGTATCGCTAAGATCGAAGCGCGTGAAGCTAAAGAGCGCGAAGAGAACGGCGGGTACACTCTGTGTGAGATTCGCCAAGCCGCTGTTCAAGAGCGCGAAGCCGCAAAGAAAGCAGAAGCGGCTAAGTCTCAGTGGTTGGGTGAAGTCGGTGACAAAGTGTCACTTGTTGGCGAGTGTATCTTCGTTAAGTCATATCAAAGTTTCTACGGCTACAACACGCTGTACATCGTGAAGACTGAAGAAAGCAGCATCGTTAAGTTTTACACGTCATCACAGACTTTTGACGGTGTGTCAAAAGGTACGACTGTCGAAATGACCGGCAAGGTCAAAGCGCAGGATACTGATTCTAATCGTGATAACCAGAAGGTCACAGTTCTTGAGCGCGTTAAATGTCAAGATGCTTACACGATTATTGAGAATGACGAGGACGCCGCGTAAGCGGCCCTAGGGGAGAACGACATGACGTATCAAGAATGGCTCTCAGAATACGAGTTTATCCAATCGAAGATTGATCGCTACAAGTGGATCGGGACAAGCGGCGGATGTCGCAAGCAGGTTCGCACTCGCGGTAATTGGGAGCAAAAGCAATGCGACTTAATGGATGCTCACCCTGAGCATCTTGGCCGCATGGAAGAGTCAAACATTTGGGCAAAGTACCCAGAGCGCGAGGATAGAATCCGAATCCGGTTAATCCGCTTAAAAAATGAAATCAGCATTAACGAAATGGTGGCCGCGTAAGCGGCCCTAGGGGTAATTATGACTTATTCAGTATTCTTCAAAATGCCAAACGGTGACACGGAGCTTTGCGCCGCGTCTGGGATTTCTGAGCTACATATTGCTTGGTCTGTTCAACAGTATTTTGCGTCAACATCTCCGCAAAACATTTACTGGATCAAAGAGGTGGCCGCGTAAGCGGCCCTAGGGGGAGTTGACATGATTTATTTACCTAAACCAGAACAGGCGTGGCGCCGACTTTCTGCTGATCAGAAAAAACGCTATCCATTGGAAACAATGAAACGTGATCTGAAGCGATCCGAAGAAAAATATCCGCAACCTAACGTGGTCTACCTTGATATAGGATGCTTTGATGTTTGGGATGCAACGCGCACTAACGGCATGGAGGTTTTGTAGATGGAACTACACATCGGAGCTAAAGTTTCTCTCGCCGGCGGTCAGATCAAAGGCATCGTCAAGGCGTATAACAAGAAGACAGTGACGCTGCACACGCCAGAAGGTAAAACTGTACGCGTATCGCGTCGGTTGATAGAAACAATCATGGAGGCGTTCGTATGAGTTTCGTTGAAGCGTTTTTTTTCTTGTCGATGTTCATCGCAATTTACGGATCATTCACGATTGCGGCGTGGG